TCGGCGCTAATACATTGACTGGAGCTACAACTTTTAGTAATACTGTTACGGTTGGTGTAAACGATACTGGTTATGATGTTAAATTTTTCGGCGCTACTTCTGGTGCTTATATGTTATGGGATGAATCCGATGACGATTTAAAATTAGTAGGAGGAGCAGGATTAGTACAATCAGGTGTCGGCGCTAATACATTGACTGGAGCTACAACTTTTAGTAATACTGTTACGGTTGGTGTAAACGATACTGGTTATGATGTTAAATTTTTCGGCGCTACTTCTGGTGCTTATATGTTATGGGATGAATCTAATGATCAATTAAAACTTATCAATGCAGCTGGTTCTGTAGGAGAACCTTTGTTACATATTGATAACAATGATACAGGGAATGCATTAAAAATAGATTCTACTAACACAGTGGGAAACACTATCCACGTACAAGCAACACATTTAACGGCAGGAGGAATTCTTAATATAGAATCTACATCTGGCGAGACACATGCAAGAAGTTTGGTCACAGTTCATAATAATGATACTGCTGCTGTTGGTGCAACCGCTCTCACAGTAACGAACGAAGCGGTTGCTAGTACAGCAGGACAAACTGTTCTATTTGAGACAACCGTGGCATCTGAAACCAATCCACTTCTTAGACTTAAGAATTCAAACGCAGATGCAAATGGTCCAATTTTACTATTAGATAATTCTACAGGTACCGCTCCGGGTTCAAATAATGATGTATGTGGTACAATTAACTTTAATGCTAATGACAATCAAGGCACTGCTGTAAATCAAAGTTTTGCCACCGTTAAAGCTACTGCTTTGGCTGTTGCAAGTGGTAGTGAACAAGGACAGTTAACTATTGGTGTAGCTTGCACCGACGATGGTGGTGTTGATACAGTTCTTACTATTGAAGGTGGTACAAATGCAGCTGGTTCTACAACTACTATCTCAGGAGGTTTAATTCATGGATCAACACAAACTAAAATAGCAAACGGTGCTCTTGCTACTCTTACATCTGCTATGAGTGGTAGTGTATTCACTGTTGATATTACGGGTGCCGCCGTAGCTCAAGTTTTACCGACACCTGTTGTAGGTATGGAATATACCTTTGTTATCCATGATGACGCTCCGGACAATGCATTTACTTTAGCAACTAGTAATACCAGCACTATATTTATGGTAGGTGTTATTAATACAAGGGGTACCGGTGCAACTGCCTTAATTAACGGTGTTACATTCGCAAATGGTACATCTCATTCTAAAGTTACATTTGCAGCTGATATAGAAGTAGGATCATTTGTGAGAGTAAAATGTATTTCTACTACATTATGGTTCGTTGAAGGATTAGCAACTGCAACAACCACCGCCGCAATTTTCTCTGATTCTTAAATAGATATATATCAAGTATAAATAACACCTTAAAGTAAAAATCTTTAAAGTAAAAACCAAATAAAATGGAATCACAACCAGGACCAGCACAAGATATTATTGATAAACAATCACAAACCGACTCCGCCGCCCTTCCGGCGGCTGAAGCAGCACCAACACTTAGTTTAGCAGATCTTCAAAACCTAGTTTTAGTCGTAGGAGTAGCATGTAAGAGAGGAGCAGTCCAACCTAACGAAATGAAAACGGTTGGAGAAGTTTATGAACGAGTTGATGCGTATGTGAAATATGCCATTGCTCAACAACCTCAAAAGTAAATTTTATAATAATTTATAACTAAATGTTATAAATTAATATTTCTTCACCATCATCACCCGATTTTTTGGCATGTAGTAAGAAAGAACCCAAGCCACAAACACGATAACAGTTACACCCAACACAAACCAAAAGAAACTCAAGTTCTCTGTATTGGGTACAGCGCGTCCAAAGTTTTTCTCAATTCTACAATATTGTGTTTTGAGGGCATCCAAGGCGTCAGTTTGTCTTTGTAAATCAGGAAATACAAATAAAGGTTGTGATGTAGCAGCAATTATATCTTCTGAGATAACCAAAGCACTTAGTTTTGCTGACAAATTTCTCTCTTCTTGTGTTTTTGCTAATGCAATAATTTTTAGCCAATTAGTTTTTGTTGTTGCAACGCATCCAATACCGTTTGGTGCTGTAGAGAATGTGAAAGAAACAGTATTTATACTTGTTTCTGTCTGAGGCTGTGTAGCTAACTCTACTCTATTCAAACAATTATCCATAAAATTAGACAAATAGAACAGATCGACATTATCTGTAGTAGAATTATATAATCTTTCTAAGTAAGCAGTTAAATCTTTAAATTGCGTCGAAGACATACTTGTAGAAAATCCAGAATGTAATACATAAATGAAATCTTGTGTTGCATTGCCGACAGCCAGTTCAAGTTCATCTAAAGTAATTTCACCCCCTGATGATGTGACTGTTTCTCCACCATTCATCTCAGTACTGAACAAAGTATATATATCAGATGTCGTATCAGGATTTACAAAAATAACATAAGATGAAGCCATTTTAATCAAAAATGAAATTAAAACAATATTTTTTTCAATAAAATGTCTTCCTTATATAACCAAATCGTTCGCGATATCGAGGATGAGGACACGAGGCAAGAGATTATACGTTCTCTTACTCATTTCTCCTCAAAAATCAAAAAAGAAGATGTTGAAATATTGCGAGAGAAGGTTAATAGAAAATTTAAAGGCAAAAATGTTCCACGAAAACTTTCAGAAGAACAAATTACAGCTATCGTCGATTTTTCTGTTCCAAAAGTTCCAGCAACAATAGATATTATATCGACAGATAATAACAACCAAATCAAAGAGTTTATCAAAACAGAGTTAAGAGAACGCAAGATAGTCATTAATACAGATAATATAGAAAAATTGAAAAACGAAATACGTGAAACCTATTATCGTTCTTTGGTATCGCCTGGTGATTCGGTGGGTGTCGAGGTTGCTATGTCTTTTGGTCAGCCTCTGACACAAATGAACTTGGATACATTCCACTCTGCAGGTACATCTTCAGATTTGGGTTCAGGTGTTAAATCTTTGAACGAATTGTTCAATGTCTCGGAAAACAGAAAGAAAAATCTCACAACTATACATTTTAAAGATAAAAATTTGACTCGAGAAGAAATTCATATTCAAGGAAAGGCTTTAAAAGGCATCAGCATTAAATCCTTGCTAGAAAGTTCAGAAGTACTAAATATTGATGGTAGAAAAAATTTAGGAGAAGATAGTTTATGGTACGATAACTATCTTAATATGTTTCCTATAGAAACCGAACTTAAAGAAGCAGTTTTTACAGGTCCAGATATCACAGAAGAGATGTTGGAGAATATTGCAAGATACCATAGAGTTGAAAATCAAGAAAACGGTTATATAGAAAATGACGGTTCACTTATTGTAGTGTTTGACCCTCTCATAACGACTTCTTCTAGTATAGTTTCAGAATTAGATAATCTTGAACTTTCACATATCAGAGCACATCTTAAAATAGACAACTTTCTTCGTTTGAAATTTAATTCCACTAAATGCTACAATCTAGGTATTAGTATGAATGATATTTTATCTTCACTAAAAGACGAAACGATAATACCTGTGGTTTCTCCATTGTCTATTGGTATAATAGATCTTCATCCTAACGAAGATTATATTCAAGAATCTATAAACGATTTTATAACTACAGGGAAAATTGAATACAATTCGTGCAAAAAACGAAAAGGAAAAATTAAAACCCCTGTAGAGTTTGACCAAACCAATATGACTCAATCCAAAATATTGTTTTTAACTGTTATTATAGAAAATTGTTTGGAAGAGATTTTTATTAAGGGAATCAAAGGAATCAATAATATTATACCAATGTCTGAGAATATAATAGCTTCTATAAAAACCCAAAAAGTTACAGATATCGATATTCTAATCAAACATCAAGAGGATAATTTATGGTATATGGGTATCAATTATATGAAACTAAAATACACTGGTATACCCCCAGAAAAGATTATAGGATTATGTGATAATGCAAATATAAAAATTATAGAAAACAATATATTTCACAATGGAAAATTTTCTAAACATCCTCATCTTATAGTCAATACTAAAACAGATCCTAAAGAGATTATCAATGACAAATTTGATATTGCCGATAAATATGTTAAAAATCAGGTTAAGAACATGTCAAAATCAGAAATAGAAACCGATTATGAACTTCCCGATTACCCAGAAATATATAGAAATTCTTCTTATAATTATGCTTATGCTGAAGGAGAGAAAATTGTTCGTAAACTAATGAGACATATAAAACTTGATAATAAACTTATTCTTCCAAATAATCCAAATGAGATTTATGAAATTTTTGGCATCGAATCGGCGAGATTGTATATGGTTCGAGAATATGTAAATTTGATTGAAACTTCCGGTTCGTATGTAACCCCTGTCAACATCGAACTCCTTGTCGACTATCAGACTGTTATGGGGTTTTTGACACCTATTCATGCAATTGGTGCTTCGAAACAAGGGACGTCTTCTCTCTCTGCTGCCACTTTTCATGATCCTGTAGGAACATTCCAAAAGGCAGCATCTATAGGAAAGACTGATAAGATTAACAGTGTATCCTCTTGTATCATGGCTGGGAAGAAATGCATCAATGGTTCGGGTTTATCGATTATTTCTTTTGAGAACAAGGACGAATCGTTCTTTGACGAAATGCCTCGAGAATTTGATAAAACAGAAGAGTTTTGTGAACAGCGATATGTTATTAATGATAAAGACGTAGATGAAAAAGAACCTGTTGACATAAATATTGAGAGACTTATGGAAAAAGAAAAGAAAGAAGAACTAAAGTTTTCTACAGAACAAATACCGTCTATTGTTACCAGTATGGAAGCTCCTGATTTCCTATCCGACGACATAGAAGAAACTAAGCCAGAAGAAGTAGAAGTAATGGAACCCATAGTGCTTCCTCATCAAACTCCAGATATTATAGAACCTATTATGGAAGACAGCGACAGCGACTTTGATATACCCGATGAACCGCAAGAGATTGCTGAACTTAAAGATTTCTAAATAAAAATAATTATTATAATAATATAATAATTATCGAACACGATTAATAAGGTCTTCAAACGAAGACTTTTCTTTTACTCCTTTAATCATGTTTTGTTTGAAGATATCAATAGATTTCTTAACGATATTGATATCAGAAACAACATTGTCTTGGGGTTTTCCACTCATGATATTATCATAAGATGTATCTGCCATAGTATTCTTCGTATACATAGCAAGAGTATTCATGTCACGACCGTAGAATTTAAACAGGTCATAATTATCTTTGATGATAACTCTTAGAGTTGGTGTATCTGGTATGACGATGCCGGCCATGCTAAGTTCTTTAATATAGATAAGCGCAAGATCATCTGGTGTATATGCCTCTATTTCTACTTTAAGAGTGAAACGAGATTCTAGGCCTTGCTGGACTTTGAATAAGTTGTTATAGATATCATTTTTATAACCACTAAATACAACAATAAGTTTATCAGAATGAGTGTCCATATACTGGTTAATGATGGTGAGAGCGTCGCGTCCATACGAATCAGACATACCCATACTGTCGTTACAGAGATTGTAAGCTTCGTCAAAATAAGCAACTCCATCTACAGCATCATTCATTGCTTTGGTGGTGCGATGAGAAGTATCGCCGACGTACCTACTAACCACATCATTACGGTTATACATATAGAACGGGAGGGTTGGGTCTTTCTTAGAGGTTTCCATTTCGCTCTCTATTGACATATTGTAATCTTGTTTAGTTTTCTTTTCCATCAATTGCTTTACTATTGCTGTAGACTGGTCTATTGCAGTTGCTGCTCCAGAAAGATTTTTGTACATTTCATCGTAGTCTTTACCGTTTACTCCATTTTTATTTCTCAAGAGAGAACCAAGAGAACGTTTGCATATATTAGAAACTTTAGAAATATTCCATACACATTTAGAAGCGGCATCAAGTTTATCTTTATAATCTTTCAGTTCTTCTTTTTGTCTACGAATAATCTCGTCTTGAAGTTTATTGAATCCCTTTATTTTATTCTGTTTTTCTTCATGTCCTATAAACCCCATTCCAATCCAAATTTTACAGAGTATCTTACATACTGTTGTTTTTCCGCAACCTGGTGGTCCCAAAAGAAGACAATGCTTTCGATCGTTGTCCTTGTAAATACCTCTCGCTTTACTCGCCACAAATGTTTTAATTTGCTTGACGATTTGGAGTTTAATTTGTCTCATACCTATCATCTTCTCCAATTCCAACAACGAATCTTTCAATACTTCTGGTTTGCCAAAATATTTTCTTAATTCTGGTTTTGAGTCAAAATCAGTTAAAAATTCTTTTATACTCATTTTATAGTAAGATAGTTTTAAACATCTTCAAGGTCATCGTTGTCATCAATTCTTTCTCTTTCTTCTTCATTAGATGCTTTCAGCTCGCTGAACCCTGAAGACGTTACTGCTTGTATAAGACCATAAAGAAAAAGTGTAAATATCATAACACCTAAACCCATTGCAAATGCTAAAAATAGAAAAGTAGCAATAGGTTTATTAAGTTCGAAGTTTTTATCTTTATCGAGCTTCAGAAATGCCATTTTTATACTCCAAAAAGAAATATTTTACGAAATGAATACTTCGTTCAAAGTAGGCCAAAAATTAAATTTAGATATTTCCGACGTTGCCTTTAATCATGTTGTTGTTGGAAAAGATGACAAGGAAGCATTTTTATATAATCGTGAGATGCCTAAAGTCACTGTAGAAGTTCTTATTGTGGACGAGGAAGAGAAGAAAGTCGTTTTGGTGGAAGAGGAAATTAACGGAGAGAGTAAATTGGTTCTACCAGGCGCCACTATCCTGTCAGACGAGTCGTCTGGAGAAACCGGAATGAGAATAATGAAAGAGTATGTTAAAGTTGATATGGAATCTGGAGATTTGGAGTTGTACGATTTTCGTACAAATCCTGAACGCGACGACCGACAGTGGTTGATGAGTGTTATTTACATTGCCCGCTTGGAAAACAAGGGCGAAGATTTTTGGGCGGACATTAAGGATGTCCTGTTACATGAGGATGGTTTTGGATACGATCACCACCGAATTATACAAAATTTTGAATATAACTGTTAAAGTAATAGAGGTTTTATTTTTTGTTCTTCTGTCCAGTGTTTTGTATTATCAGATAAATACTTTGTAGAATGATGTTTAAAAGTAAACTTATTATCATAATCTATACTATATAACCTATAAGATGTTTTATCATTATTATAGGTTATATCAGTATGTTTTTTTATTTTCTTGTGTATTATTCTATGTTTAAAAACTTCATAATGAACCTCGTTGATAGCTTTTGAGTATATTGATGGACCTGTCATCTTATGTATATCATTAGGAAACCTATTATTTTTTATATTACAAACTATAAGATCAATTGTCCTTTTTAAAATATAATGACCCTTTGAAAAAATTAACCCCCATTGAACAAACATATTTGGATTACCCTCTGCTGTTATTATAGCATCATCATTACTTCTAATAAATTTGTCGAGATTTATATTTATATCAGAATCCATATCCAGATATATACCTCCATATTTATATAAAACTAAGTATCTCCAGAAATCTACTTTTGCTACTATTATATTTAATCTGTTATAACATTCTGCTATTTCTCCTTTATAATTTTCATTAACAAAATCATCCATATCTTTATCTGTATATAAATGATAAGCATAATTAGGATTCAATAATTTAATTTTCTTTGTTATTTTTTGGATTCTAGGATGTAAATTAGTAGTTTTCCAAGACTGAAATATATTCTTTTGAATCATTTTAATTTATCCAATAATCATAAGTAAAAACTTTTAATATATGTTCATCGGACATCTTATTTCTAAATTTATCTTTTTGCAGAGCTAAATTTTTCATAGTACATTCATTCCAATCTTTAACTATGATAACAGGTAAATCTTTGAATAATGGATCTAAAGAGGATGTTTTAGTAACAACTGTTCCTCCAAGTAGTATGATCTCCCAAGTTCTATGACAATCTAAACCATTACCATGTGTTGATATAGTATACTCATACTTTGAGTAATTTTCCCAGATCTCTGTTTGTGATATTCTTTTATTTAAGAAATCTACGTGTTTCTTATCTTTGAGCATATTATGAAAACGTTTTCTCTCATTATTAAATTTATTATTCTGTGATAGATGAAGATCACAAAATATCTTATATACTATAGATTTATTCTTATTTCTAATATCAAGTAATGTATTTATTCTCTTAACAGGAGTATTTAACCCATGTTTTGGTGTATGAAGATCTAAACCTATAGGATAATGTTTGAGTTTTGAATATTCACTTGTTCCATCATAATTTTGAGTATACCATACTTTGATATTAGGATGAGATATTATCTTATTAAATACAACTTTATTGAGTTCTGAAGGCATAGACATATCACCATCTGATGTAACAAGAATCTTAGGAGTTTTTATCTTATGTAACATTTTTGAGAATTGGTTAATATCAGTCTTTTTACCATTACTGCCCATTCTAACCCATATTACATCATTTTTAAGATTAAAATTACTACTGTGTGATTCTGTGGGTTCTAGAGAATATTTGTCCTTTTTATGAAGACCTTTAGACCATAAGAAATTTAATGTAGTTTTTGTTTTATTGAAATACTTTAACTCTCCTGAAGTAATACTAAAAACTTTAGAATGAAGATTTAAGTTGTATGTTTTTCCAGCTTTCCATAGATAATCATAACCATCGCCAAAAAATTTTCTATATCTTTGTTTTGCATCCCATGTCATGAAAAGTTCTTGATTATTTTTACTATTTATGTAATCTTTACCATCATTGAGAATATGATTTGCTTTTAATAAAGTAACATTAGATTGTTCTACAATATCATTACAGTTAAAATTACTTATATAGGATCTTCCATATAACCGAGGTCCTGTTATATCTAAAACATCATCACCGTAAAATTTTACAGATACGTTATCTACAATATTATCAATAACATTCTTAAAATACTTTTGTTTTGGTATAGCAGCCATGAAACCATTCCATATACCCCATGCCTTGCCTTTTTCTTTAGCCAAAACCAAATCTCCCTCCAAGAATGAATCCAGATCATAGTGTAAGAACAACTTAGAATCAGCGTAAACTCCACCGTACACATACAACAAACACGCTCTCAACAAGTCTGCTTTGAAAGCCCCTGGAACCAAGACTTCAAACGCATGTAGTACATCCTCATCAAAGTTTTCTTTCAAGAACACTTTGGCATTCTCATCGGTGACGAAACGATGAACCCATCCTTCTTGGGCTTTGAATGTCTGAACGGCATCGTAAACACTTGTTCCCTCTTTTGGAAGTTCTCTCATAGTCTGCCAGATGATTTTTGGAATGTTATGTTGCTTCTTGGTTTGTTTTGAGAACACGGGTTTATCAATGTAGTAGAATGGATGTTTATTTAACTTCAAAATTTTGTTCTTTTCTTTATTTTCATATGTTCTAGTCTTAGATTTATAATATTGTAATCCGTTAAATTTGACCCATTCAAAATCTAGAGCAACCATCATAGGTTTGTCTTTATAGACAGCGTTGAAATGTGTAACATTATTAAAATTTTCGCTCTTTTCTGCACTAAATTCAGGGTCTTCTGTTGCCATCAACGTAGTTGTTATAACAACGATAGATAACAACAACAGAATAATGAAAGTGTAAGTAAGATACATTTTAATAATGGAAAATATGATAATGAGAAATTGATTTGATGCTTTTGAATTCAGAGGCATTCTCAAAAAAGGTAATATATTTGATATTATGTAAATTTAGGTATGTAATAACATTTTCAGGAGTAAAAACTCCCTTATACCACAAACACGAGTGTTTGATAGGTTCTTCAATATGATAAGGGTAGTTATTTACTTCTATAGTAAGACCATACTTCTCAATTTTTTGTCTGATCATTTCGACGAACTTCTTCTGTTTAATTGACCCAATATCGCTATTGTATGTATCTTGAACTTCTTTTTCTCTAGGGAATATAAAATTGGGAGGATTTAGACAATTAAATTTTCTTAGTTCATCTTTATTCATTTCTTATTTTTAAGATGAAAAAACTCTTTAGAAATTCGATTTCTTTCTTCGTACAATATTAACCCTGCGGCAATTATTATCCCTAACACCAAAATTATAACAAGTCCTGCGTTGGAATGGTTTTTTATAAATGAGTTTGAAACATATTTAGATTTCTCCAAATATCTTTCATGATCACAGGTAAACGTTTCTTCGTTAGGATTTGTGTGGTTTTCTGGAGATAAAGTATCAAAAATACATTGGTTCGTTGGATTTAAAACTTTGTTTTTATCACAAAGGCCAAAACAATTTCCACATGTATCTGATCCAGAACAGTAGCTATATTTTATTTTTGAATCTCCAGAATGAACTTGAGAAGAAAAGGCCAAATCAAAATCTGATGTTATTAATTTACCTGTTGTTGCCCAAATATAATATTTAGGGTTATTTGTTGTAGATTTATTGGGACCAGATTTTATTAATGGTTGGACATTGAATACACTAGGAGACATAGCCACCATATCGGCTACATTATATTCCATATAAGTTAAATGTTCTCCTGTGGATAAGTTATGCATCGATTGTTTTGCGGGTATGAAATATAGTTCTAATGGTCGATTTTCTTCTGAGGATGTTATCTGTGAAACTAGGTATGTGTTCTGATAATCTATAGTATCCGCTGTGCCTATAAAGCTTGTCGTGCTTGGATTTGTTTTATAATTTCCTATTCCGACATATTTGTCAAGTTGAGTTGTGGCAGGCGGAGCTGTTATATTATTCACAAAATTATAATTTACTGATGACTTCCCGATAATTCCTAAAGTATAAGGAACACCTGCATATATCTTTGATTTATTTAGATTGTAACTAGTGTTTAACGTAACTTCTTTTTGATCTTGAGGTCTATTAGAAAACCCAATAGTAGGAGTGGTGCCTGAATCATATGTGAGGTACATGTAGGTATCTGCGCTTGGTGTGGTCGAACCACTCGAGACTAGTTGTATATCTAAATGTCCGTCGTTATTTTGTTCATATTTAAAAGTAGAGTCCATTAAACTATCAAAAGGGTTATAAAATACTGTCTGAACATTTTGAGGACCTGCGACTGTGACTGTATTTGGATTATCGGTTGATGGTGATGTCGTGGTATAAAACTCAATATCTTCATATTCACCAAATGTGATTGGAGTATCGGCACTTTCAGAATTATTTTTTGTTAAATATATAGGACTATAATATTTGGCTACAGTAGGATCAATGTTGCTTTTTCCGAAAATGTAATACCTATTATTAATAAGAGCTTCGTAAGAAACCATAGGTGTATCCGGTGACGGGAAAGTTGTTTTTGCTGTATTTCCATCTGTACCTGCACCATCTGTACCTGTACCATAATGCGTTTTTGTGGCATTATAATAAACTGTCAGACCAGTGACATTTGTTGCTATCGTATTTCCATTATTACTACCAAGAAACAGTGGGTAATAATAGTTTTTGTTTGCAGAATCATAATAATAGAAAGCTGTTTTGTAAACGTCATCAAAGTTTACATATTTTTCTTTAACTCCTAAGAAAGACCAATAATCATAAGTTTGCTGCGATGTACCTATTTTTAAAACACCTCCCGTCTGTGACGTTGAAAATTTAGAGACTATGTGAAAAGCGGTTCCTGGTTCTATACTACCTTGAACGAAAAATGGTTCAGACATTTTTTATATATTAATATTTTATAAAATGAGTTCAACTTTTGTATTCTCAACAATAAGTGGTGGATATTTTGTTTCGCAGACTGCTATATTAGCATCTATACTTCCAGCTATAGATAAGGTAGATGCATATTTTGGAAATTCAGGAGGAGCTATTGCTAATCTTATAGCTTTGAAGTATAGTGGAACCAGCGAATCTTTAGAAAGAGTATTATATGCGATAGACAAAGATATTTTTGTAAAACCATGGGTTAGTGATAATATTCCTTTATCTAAAATATTATCTCCATTTATTTCTATGTTTACTAACTCCTTCTATAAAGATTCTAAAGGTCCAAAAGAACTTATGGAAGTATTTTATACCAGAGAAGAACTCAGAAAATCAGAAATGTGGATAGGAAAATTTGATATTACTTCTAATTTCAATAATCTATTATGTTCTAGAAAAAAAGGAGAGAGTATTTTTCAAAAACAACTTGCTAAAACGTATAACTCTACATATCTTGAAGATATGACGGGAACATTTACTACAGATTATGCTGATGGAAATATTGATATAATTTCCGATACACTTAATGCTACTTCTGCTATTCCAGGTTATAAACCTCCTATAGATATTAATGGAACGTTTTACGTAGACGGAGGTGTATCTTCGCCTACACCTGGTTCTTCCTTTACAAATATATTAGTTGAATTCTGTAGAGAAAAAACTCAACAAGATGAAAACAATAAAATTAGAATGTTTTATATTATAGGACCTAAATTTATTGATTCGGATATAGAATATGTAAACTCCGCAAGTCATTGGTCGAGTCAGATATTTAGGACACTAAAATCATTATTAAATTTTAGTATTTCTAGAGAACGCCAAATGTTATTCAACGCATGGTTGTCTATATGTGATAAAACTATTTACAATAATGATGTAAAATACGAGAAAGTAACGGGAAGAGCGAATCTTAAAATTAGATTGGACACACTAGAAGATAAACATTACTTTGTTACCTGCTATTCTATTGACGAAAGTATTAATATTCTTAATTTTAGTAAAGATGATCTGAAAAGAGTTTATAAAAAGTGTTATGATAATGTGTTTTTTGAGATTTATTATATATAGATAAAATGGACGTCACTCATTTAGTTACACCTTCAGATAACGCTACGACAATTAAACGTACACATCATTTTATGATAGCAAACGCTGTAGTGATTGTATTATTTCTATTAGGAACCATAGGTTGGTTAGTTTTCGCAAAAGAAAAAAAGAAATACCCCTACGAAACATATACTCGAAATACTGGTCCTCCTGGAACTACCGAAATGAAAAAATATAACCCTACTCCGAGTTCCCCTACTCCGCCGTCTTAATTTTCATCTAATTTTATAAACTGTTTTTAAGAATTTTTCCCATTTCTTATTGATGTTTGAGATAGTATATTTTTTATCAAAATCCAAACAAGTCGTAGTGTTATCTGTACTTAAATCTACGTTTTCTGATCTAGAACCTTTAATTTTCTTAAGTCTGGTATTTTTTGTATCTATATTGAATGTTCTTGTTTCATCACACCACAAAAGAGGGATTATGTCTTTTATGTCACAGTTTTCTACAACTATATTTTTATTGTTGAGATATCCCGAAGAAATCCCAATTCTAATCATAGATTCTAAATTCTTTCTCTCGCTTGTAGATAAAGAATAAGTATTTTCAAGAACAGAAATATAAGAAAAAACACTATTCATCTGTAGTTTTCCTAGAAGTTTCCAAGAATCAATAGAAGGATCTTCTGTTTCATCAAAATTTTTCATTTGTTCTGTTGTCATGTCTTCTTTATCCTTGTCTGAAAGGATACCTTTGTTTGTGACAAAGTCTTTCAGTTCAGAAAAACAATAATCGTCGCAATTTTCATCTAATTTTATTTCAAAATTATATTTGGATTTCAAAGAGTAAAATAATCTATTTTCATTAAAACTAAACCCTTTAGGAAAATTTCCCCTAGATGCTTTCAATAGAAACATATCCCAAAATGGGTCCGAGTTATAGTTTCTCATATTTTCAAAAATTTCATGAACCACAATCTTCTTTATTTTAAAACCTTTAGAGCGTTTTTCTATCTCTTTATGAGTACCATTAGAATCAAAGATAACATTCCCTTTTGTACAGTAAACTACCATATTATCATTAGACATTTTTATTATATTAATCTATAATAAAAAATTCATTTAGAAGTCCACTTCGTCTGGATTTTCAAGTTCTTTAGAACCTTTAGAAACTTCAGAATTGAACTTTCTATATGATCCTACAACATTTCTTTCATAAAAATTAGTTTTTTGGGATAAGTTAATATCCTCCATCCATTTCAAAGTAACTTTAGAATTATATATTTTATCAAGTCCACACAATACCGCAACCTGGTCGCCCAACATTTCAATATACATATGTAAATTTTCAATAGTAAGACCAGAGTCTTTATCTGTCTGTTCGCTGATAATAGGTTCTTTCAAAAGATAGTTAGCGTGCAGTTTTTCAATCTCGACAAATTCTCTGATGATAGAATACGCTTTATGATGTTCTTCTAATTTCAAAGTTCTCTTTGCTTCAGAACATTTTTCGTCTCGATGAATACTTTCGTCTTTTGATATTTGTTCATTTGATTCTATAAAATCTTTTAATATACCCAATTTACGAAGATAGAATATAACAGCAAAAAGACTCACAAATCCGATACCTTCTCCGCAACCACAAGCAACATTTCTAAGCGCTTTCGAGACTTGTGAATCGATATTGTTCTCTATCCATTCTCCTTTCTTAACAACACATTCTAGATTATTACACATATCTAACATCTCTTGGTGTTCATCTTCGGGTATAATTGTAAGCGCAGCTTTGCTATAGGTTTCTGCGTGAGTATTCTCTACTTTTAACTGCATACACAAATAATATACTTTTGGCCAATTTCCTTCTTCAATAGCTTCACTAATCATAGGAACTAAATCTTTCGAAATAATGCCATCTCCGATAAGGAAGAAACCAAAAATTCCTTTTAATAATTCCTTGATACGAGGGTTGCAATTCTTATAATCATCTTTATCGCTGACAAATGAAAACTCTTCTGCAGACCAGTCGCAAGATTCTTGGCGTTTATAGAAACTCCACGCTAAAGGATCGCGTTCTGTTTTGAGAAGATATTTTGAGAGGTCAATCGGCATTTTGTATTTAATATAAAATATAAAATTTCATTTTAAAAGATAAAATCAAAAATTTTAAATTTTAAACATTTTGATACATAAGCGTCGATGTGTTGGAAAGATAAACAAGAATGTAAAACTTCGTTCATACACTTTGTTATAAAAATTTCATCTAATCCTTTTCTCTCAGCTAAAATTTCAAGTTTCAAATAATTGTCACACATTGATGTTATATGTGTCTCGAACCTATAGTCGGCAAAATATTTGTGTTCACATACCTGTTGGATAGAATAGCGTTTATAAACTTCTTTTTCAGTCATATTGTAAATAAGGTCTAGAAAGTCTCTGTCTTTATCTTTACCCGTTTTCTTTATATGTATCTTATTTTGGAACTTTTTGTCGTAATAAGGTTCGTTAAAATACAATTCAAATATCGTACAACCTAAAGCAAATATATCAGATTTTAGATGTTTTTCTCCTCTATCTACTTCTGGTGGTCTATAATGGTATGTATAAAGCTGTCTATTAGAACGAGAATCGATAAGTCTACATAAAGACAAGTCGTTAAGTTTAACTTTGTTTTTCTCAAAAAGTAGTATATTAGAGGGTTTTATGTCTCCGTGTATAATGTTGTGATCATTTAGAAATTTTACGCCCTCTACAATTTGTTTGAATATATCTTTCTTATTTTTTATTTTAATACAAAGATTTGAAATTGCTCTCTTTTGAACAATTTTAACAAGATTATGTTCAGTTAGTTCTATTTCAGTAGCACTAACTATATTCGGATGGTCAACATATAACATGATATGATATTCTAAATAGTTCTCTATACCACATATCTTAGGTTGAATATACTTTACTACTTTATTGTTATTGTCTATCAATTCATATATTTCTCCATCACTTCCTTTACCTAACATTTTTCCCAAATTTGACATTTTTTTAAATATATAATAATAAAAATGTTAAACTCTGATAACAAAAATTTAATATACACTATTATATTTACATTTATAATGTTAATTATTATTTGTTGTTTATACGGTTTAAGAAAAGATTTATTTTATCGCAAAAATTTATCAGAAACAAATGCTTTAGAAGAAGGTTATGGGTTTTATGAAGATAGTGTATCTTTAGGTTGTGTTACAGAAAATAATTTGTGTAACGAAGAAGGAAAAGAGACCTTTATTTCTCAATGTATACCTAATCCTATTACATTTAACGGTTGTTTTGATGAAAATGACGGAACTATGACTTATAATAGCATTATCACAACCCAAACTTGTAATAAACAGTGCGTCAAACAAGCCTTTTCTGTTCAAAGTGGTATGTTGTTTGGAACAGAAGATCAAGCGTCGGCTCCTCCGAAAACAGTTCCTCCAAAAGAATCACAAAATTCAGTTAAAAAAATATATAATCAAGGATGTAATCGAGTTATAGATTCTTATTACGGCATCGAACAAACTGATAGATATTTTGGTCCATATGATACAGTAGAACAGAAATATGCGATGAAAACTGTTCCTAATTCACCGTATCCTATTTGTATTCCCTCTAACTTAACTGGATTTATACAAAATAAAGGAGTTTGTGTCCCTAATGATCAAACAGGTTTAGATTTATGTAATTATATTTGTGGAGTAGAGAAAACTTTAAATGTTACCGGAATATATCAATCAAATACTGCTTCTTCGAATGTTTTGATGCACTACCCTTACTATACACAACAAGATGGAGAGAAATTCTATTTCTGTTACAATAAGATTGGAGATAATCTTTTAGAGGGACTATATAATACACCAACGGTTGGTTCCGATTTTGTATTTCCCAAAGAATGTTTCACTAGACATATTACAAATTTTTCCGAATACGGAGTTTTGGGATTAGAAAATACTTACAATAGTAGTTATCTTACACTCAACCCTAAATTAAGTCCAGAGACATCCAGTTTCGATATATCTGCAGATACTTATGTTAAACTTCCTTTATCATATAACCAAACTGGACCGATATTAGAGTTTACTATAACAAAACCTGGATCTGGATATAGTAATGGAGAAAAATTGACTTTTGAGTCAGGCGATAATAATACTGCCTATATGATTATAGATGGAGGTTTAGGCCCCAGTGGAGAACTCAATACTGATATTGGGTACTATACATTTAATGAAGGAACCAGTTATTCATTGGGAGATACTATTAATCTGACGGGAGGTAAAGGTGGAGAAGTTTCTATAACAAAAGTAGACGATAATGGTTCTTTAATGCTTGCAAAGGTGGGTATAGAATTTATGAAAGTGATGTCTATCAAACATAATGTTAGAACGATTACAAGTTTACCTGAACAATATTATTTATATTCCAAAACTGTATTAACAATAGGGAAAATAGTTCCAAACGTGTCGTCGGGAGAATTTGGTTTTGTGTATACATTAGTGCAGAGCGACTACACGTCTATAATATTTAGTCAACCAACAGATGTTACTGGCGGTGGGGATATATTTTTCGACGGAAATTGTAATGTATTAAATATAACAGCAGGAGGAGTTCCAAATATAAGTATACAGAAGATTGGAAGCAGATCAACTACATGTTTTAAATTTAACACAGCTCTACCATCTTTTGTAACAGGAGACTATTTCATTTCTAAAAGTCTTATTATAAATAATAAGTTAGAAGACCTCTCAAATATATCAGATGTTAGTTATGAAGGACAATATGAAACAGAATTTTCGTTTGAAATGAGTCGTTTTATAACAGGTGGTTCTACTTCAGTTTTGATGCCTTATACACCTATCTTGAATTTTGGAGGAATTATTCCTACCCCTACCCCTACACAGAATATAACCCTTACAAAATCCCCTTTTAGCACAGATTTTCAAATCCCAATGCCAACACCAGAGAATATATCAACAAGTAATATAATAGTCAAAGTTGATAGAGATTTCTTACAAGGTAATAATATAAGAGTTCCTCACTTAAAAAATACAGAAGTTCATTTTATTCATAATTTTGCAGAGAAACTCGCAGATTTTACAGAATTAATGTCACCCTATATACTCAACGCTGACGGTTCTACCGAAAATGGATGTTTTGACGAGTTCAATAAACCCCGTCCACATGGTTACACTTTACAATTAACACCTGGACAAACACTTGTTACAAATATTGAAAGCAAAGACTATAATCTTGATACATCTCAGATTAAAATAAATGGAGAACCAATAGATAGTCCGATATGTGGTGTATATGGGTATATGGAAGACGAATCTTCAGATTCTGGACCAAAACCTCCTTTTCAAACAAGAAAAGGGTTTTCTGAAGTAAATGTAATACAAAATCCTTTAGAATGTCGATTCTCTGTTAAAGACGATGAACAAAACAATGATATCAGTAATATGTTTAAGTTGGGTATTTCTAACATTCCGAGCGAAAATCAATTAGAGTGTTTCTCTGGTTATGTGAAAGGAGCCACAAACAGAATATGTCAAATCCCAGATGAACCTACAGAATATAATCAAAATCAATCATACGATGAAGGAAATATAGTATATATGAAATTGAAGGATTCTCAATTTTATATGTCAGTTGTACCTAATAACACTTCAGATTTGTCAAATCCAAACAAATGGAGTCTTGTAAATTATTTTAACTCTGCCATCGAGAACATGAATATAGGAGAATATTATATTAATAAGAAACCTAATATTTTAAACGCTTTAGGAGTTTCTTCTAATGAATATAGTTGGGATGTTTATGACGTTCTAAAATCTGGTATAAGAACCTATGACCCGTCTAATCTTTTTAATCCTTTTCTTAACGCTAATCCTTACTTTCCTCCTAAACTTGTCGATATAAAATTATCATTAGCATCTGTTGTAAATCAACCCGTTTATCCTTTTAGTTCAGTTAATCCTACAATTACTAAACCGTTTTATATGGAGCTCTTGGTCAATAAACTTATTTATGCTCCTACTGATATAGATACTAAAAATACTTGGAGAAAATATACAGTAGGTTTAACTCCTTCTAATCCTTCTAATAGTAATACTTTTAGTTTCACAGACCCTGCTATAGATTACTATGATGCTGACAATTTTTATAAAGGAAAATTTACAGATTTGAATAAGCAAACAACGGGAAATTGGAACTACGGACTTCGTTTTGACACTAGACCAGATATCATCTATAACAACTCAAAATTAACGATAAAAGATGCTACGGATAGAACAGAGATCCAAATAGATTATTCTGGTTTGCGTTCTAATCCTGATACTGCTGCATCCACCGTTACTCATTCGGGTAATTATACTAAAGGTTCCATTCAGTTTGGAGGAGGAAGCACCTCGGGAGGAAATTTACCATCTTGGACGAGTAGTGCTAACGCTAACGCAAATTTTGCATATGGGTCGAAATTTGGAATTTATGCTACTAGCGATATAGTTCCAGTCCCTGATACATATAGTAAGGCAAATGATATGAATTGGGGGATAAGCCAGCTATCCACATCGAATTTCCCATTAATCCTCGCAGGTTCACAAACACATGTAGCTGATTCACAAACACATGTAGGAGCCGAAGAGTTTGCACAGAGATGGTATAAAGAACTCACAAATGCTGTAAGAATATTCTTTTGGCCTCTGTATCTACAAAATCCTACTACTACTACTACTCCTTATAGCGCTAATACTACTCCTAATAGATCTTTTAATGGTATTACAAATACTGAACCTGATATAAAAGCAATGATGCTTTCTGCGCAAAAAGGAACAACTCAATCATTTAATATACCAACAACCTACAATAAGTATTTCAAATTAGCCACCATGGATTCTTCTCAGGATAAGCTTACTCTTGCGGATTATTCTTATACACTACCAGTAAAAGATGATAATCTTACTTATACCCATAACACGTCTTTAGATATTTTTGCTCACCATAATTATACAGTAGACGAAACTTGGTGGTCAAAAATGGTAAATATAAGTGCATCTGGAATTTTAATCAGTGCTGATATTACTTCTCCTAATGTGATAAAATCTATCAAGTCCAACACAGGAATAAATTATCAAAAATCTGTTACTGGAGATTCGACAACGATAGCAACTATATATCAAGGTTCTACATTGGCGACAGCAACAGCATCGATGAAATGCAATATTATAACAGTAGGGCAACAGGGAGATATTATAGAAATAGATATAGATACATCCACAAAGACAGGTGCTTTTAATGTTGACACTCCTATAATAATTTCTCAACCCACAAATGCGAACACATGGTTATCTAATAATTATACTCCTATCAAGACGGGAGATGTTGTTAAGATGAAACAGAATTCAAGTGTTCTTTCTGTGACGATAGTCGACGTCAACCCATCTGGGTCTATAGGAATTAACCCGGACACAAACCCCTCTATTAACCCTTTTACAGCTGGATCTGCTACTCTGGAGAAAAATAATGTTAGTATTCCTATAACTATTACAATTTCTGGTGGCGTTATATCCATTGAAAATTCACATATAAATAAAATATCATTGGATATGGTTCCCTTATTTTCCTCTATATCTATTCAAGATGATATGAATAATATGGACACGCTTACTAGCGCTAACAAGAAATTTTATACGATGGATTATGATGAAGTAAATGATACAATGACGGCAAACTCATACACCAAAACTACACCTGAACCATCAGCAAAAGATCTGAATTCATTATCGACATTTGACTATTTTGAAGCATTTAACAGTATATACGCAAAAGAATTAGTAATAGAATCTAAAACCACATCCTCTCTTTTGAAGACATTATGGGGTTCATATAGTGTTAGAAAGGGAGAATTTGTAATCGGTAGAGTTGACCAAGGTCAATCTCCAGACAAAGAACATACAGATTACAGACTTGTATTGTTACAGAAGAATGAAGATTTCAGTAATCTTGAACTCTACTTTAACTATCCTCGCTGTCCTGCTATATTCTCTATTCCTGAAGTTGAGCCTCTTGCTGTGGGTCCTGAA